CCGATGTCGGTATTACCACCTGCCCGATTCATCCTCAGGATTGGGCAGTTGAAGAATCAGAGAGTGGATTGTGTCCTGTTGCCGAAACTGACCATCTTTTAACTCTCACGGGTGAATTGCCCGTTGATCAGGAAGATCTTCCTAAACGACATCTGTTTTTGGTTTTTCCAACCAATGTTCCGGGATACGTTCCAAAAGTATCCTACCATAATCTTCGGATTGCTATAGTATCTCGCTTATTGCGAAATCCAGTTATTCCACCAATGGCACAACAACAACATTGGAGGGACGTGTCTAAACGCTGGTTTTCAATTTTGTCGACATATTATGGTAATCCCACGCCTATTACTCAAGAATGGGATGAATTGGTTGGTGAATGGCTGGATCATTTCCGGTCAACCAAAAAGAAAGCGAAGTATGCACGCTTGGTCTCCGAACATCGTGGAGATTCTGCTTTATGTGCCACCCCTCAAACCACCGATCTTTTTGTAAAGCACGACGAAATGCTTTTCCAACAGAAAGACGGATACCATATTCTCAAACCTCGGATCATCTCAAATGTTGATGCTAGCTTTCAAACATTAGCTGGCCCTTTCATCTACAAAACGATTAAGAACCTATCTAACGCTTTCTCTATATATCGGGACAGCTCAGTCATTACTTGTGAAAATGGCTTGTGCTTTCTCCTTCATATTGCGATGGCTGGTTCTTCTAGTGATGCTGATTTAAGTGAGTGGATGCGACGCGTGATGGAACGCCATTATGTGCCTTTGAGTAAAACTGGTATCTGCATCCTCGTGAGTGGGGATGATTCCGCCGTTGCGATTTGTTTTACCGATCGGATACAATGGGTTGAAGGAGATGCAAGCATGTTTGATTCTACACAAGGAAGAGGCCCGTTGTACGAGCAATATCGTTTGTTTGCACATGCGGGTTGTCCACAAAAATGGACCTCGAAACTTTCCTTTCTTGTGCATAACAAATATGCAGCTAGGCCTAAGCGGAAGGACTATGATGTGGCTTTGTTTTTCATAGACAAGTCCCAGAGACCTATGCGTGATACAGGAAATTCTGACACTTACGGAGGAAACAGTACGGTTATGTTCTCCGCTTGGTTCTACGTCGCTATGCTTCTTAAGGATAAATGGTTCGTTCCTCGAGGTACCATTGATTCAAGCGATGAAGTTGTCAGTACCTTCAGACATTTAGGTTTGGAGATGAAAATCCAATTTCCCACAGATTGGAGACATGTTTCTTTTCTTAAAGGAGCGTGGTACGAATACGAAAACCGTTATTTGTGGGGTCCTTTGCCTTCCCGTTTCCTTAAAATGGGAAAGTGTCTACGCGATCCACGGACACTTTATAGGACGCGCAGCATTCAAGAGGCTGCCCAATTGTATTGTCGGGATGTTGCAAATTCTTACTCGACATTTCTTCAAGTTCCAATAAT